GAGACAGCCGAGACTAACGCTGAAACAGCAGAGACTAATGCCGCAGCAAGTGCAAGTGCAGCATCTACATCAGAGACTAACGCAGCAAGCTCTGCATCTAGTGCTGCAACATCTGCAAGCAATGCATCGACAAGTGAAACAAACGCAGCAACTTCAGCAACTGCTGCTGCATCATCAGCTACAAGTGCAAATTCTAGTGAAGCAAGTGCATTAACTTATAGAAATGAAGCAAGTACATTTGCAACTGCATCTTCGCAAAGTGCAACTTCAGCAGCTACGAGTGCAACTAATGCATCAACAAGTGCAAATACTGCTCAAACATACGCAAGTAATGCATTAACCTACTCAAACAATGCATCTACTTCAGCGACTACAGCAAGTAATGCAGCAACCGCAGCACAGACTGCACAAGCCGCAGCTGAAGCCGCAGCTGATAACTTTGATGATACATACCTAGGTGCTAAAGCATCTGATCCAACAGTAGATAACGATGGTGATCCTCTCAATGCTGGTGATCTATATTACAATACATCTACTAATAAGATGCGTGTCTATGATGGTTCAGCATGGAATGATGCAGTTGTAGATACCAATGGTGTAGTGACTAAGACATCAGCAACAGGATCAGCAGAACTACCAAGTGGTACAGATGGTGATCGTGATGGTTCACCTAGTGCTGGTTACTTACGATTCAATACAACATCGACAAGCTTTGAAGGATATGATGGATCAGCTTGGGGTGCAATCGGTGGTGGCGGTGGAGCATCAGCTGGTGGTGTAATCTATGAGAATAGTACAAGCATCAGTGAAGACTATACATTAACAACAGGAACAAATGGTTTCTCTGTAGGACCAATTACAATTACAAGCGGGTTCTCAGTCACAGTTCCTTCAGGACAAAGATGGGTGGTATTATAATATGTCAGTAAATATAAACGCAGATACAACCAACGGATTAGTATTAACATCAGATACATCTGGTGAGTTAAAACTACAGAGTGCTGGTACAGACATTGCTACAGTAGATAGCAGTGGTATTACAATGGCAAGTGGTAAGACATTACCAGCATCAGCACTAACAGGTGCATTACCAGCCCTTGATGGTTCATCATTAACTGGAGTATCTTCTTATGCAGATAGCGATGCTTTATCATTATTTAACGCTAGTGGTTCTGCTCCAGTATATGCTTGTCGTGCATTTTTGAATATAACAACAGATACATTTACAATTAGAGCAAGTGGTAATATTTCATCTGTTACAGATGGGGGAACAGGAAGAGCAACAGTAAATTTTACAACTAATATGCCTGATGCAAATTATACTGTTTGTGGGTGTGGCAGTGAACAAAGTGGTATTGCCGCAAGTGATAATATAAGTTTTGCTCCAAAAGTTTTATCTACAGGCAGTTTTCCATTTACAACAACAGATGCAACTGGTAACTCATATCAAGATTGTTATCAAGTTTGTATTTCAGTATTTAGATAAGGAAAAAATATGGAAAAAAGAATAGTATATAAAAACGATGACGGCACTATCGCTATCATCATACCAACAGCAGAATGGTTAGAAACTCACACCATCGAAGAACTAGCAGCAAAAGATGTTCCAGCTGGTAAAGAATATCATATTGTAAACGCATCAGATATTCCATCTGATAGAACTTTTAGAAACGCATGGGAGTGGCAATAATGGGTATACAAGTAAACATAACCAAAGCAAAAGAAATTACTAAAGATAGACTTCGTGAAGAACGAAAACCTTTATTAGAAGAGCAAGATATATTGTTTCAAAAAGCACAAGAAACAAATGCAGATACAACTGCTATTGTTGCTGAGAAACAAAGACTTCGTGATATTACTAACCAAGTAGACAGTATGACAACTGTAGAAGAACTAAAAGGGGCTACATGTGGCTAGTATAAATTTACAAGGCGATACATCAGGAAGCATTAGCATATCAGCACCGAGTGTAGCTGGTAGCAATACGCTGACATTACCAGCAACGACACAGACACTAGCAACACAAAATGCTTTAGGTGTACGCAATCTTATCATCAATGGTGATATGAGGATAGCACAGAGGGGAACTAGTGTTAGTGGTAAAACTACATCAGGATATTATACTTGTGACAGATGGAATCATGTATTTTCAACTGCTGGTACATGGACATTTACACAAGACACAGATGTTCCGTCAGGACAAGGATTTGCTAATAGTTTAAAAATGGCTTGTACAACAGCCAATGCTAGTTTAAGTGCGAGTTCTAGTTTTCAGCTACACTATAGATTTGAAGGTCAACACTTACAACATTTAAAAAAAGGCACATCAAATGCTGAATCAGTTACATTATCGTTTTGGATAAAATCAAACAAAACTGGCACATATCAAGTTAATATACAAGATAGAGATAATACCAGAATGATTAGTTCAACTTACACTATAGATTCTGCTGATACATGGGAAAAGAAAATATTGACATTTGCTGGTGATACTACAGGTGCTTTTGATAATGATAATAATGACTCAATTCGTATGGCTTGGTTTTTGGCTTCTGGAAGTGATTATAATACAGGTTCAGTGCCAACATCTTGGGAAGCCACAGATACTACAGATCTAGCGGCTGGACTTACAGTCAACCTAGCAGACTCTACATCTAACTACATCAACATCACAGGTGTCCAACTAGAAGTAGGTGACACAGCTACACCATTTGAACACAGACCATACGATATGGAGTTAGCAAGATGTCAGAGGTATTATATAACATGGTGTGAAGGAAGTAATAAATTTCTAGGAATATCTAATAACTATACATCAACCACAACTTATGTATTTATGGATTTGCCAGTAACAATGAGAACAACACCATCACTAGACCATGTTACTGGAACAGATTATTACAGAAGTCTTTCAAATAATATTGGAGATAATTTTAACAATCTTAATTTATGGGGACAAAGTAATATTAATTCTGTAGGATTATTTGTTAATACTAATCTTTCTGTTACACAAGGATATGCTGGTATGGTTATAACAAATAATACTGCGGCATATATAGGATTTAGTGCGGAGTTATAATATGACAATACAATATAAATTAGTAAACAATCCAATTACCAACACAACATCTTGTGTTAATAAAATAGAAAATAATAGAATAGTATCTATACCATTTGACGAAGCTAATACAGACTACCAAGAATACCTAGAATGGGTTGCAGAAGGTAATACACCAGAGGAGGCAGAATGAGCATAACAATTAATGGCATAGGTTTCGTAGAAAACAGTACCACACTAGATACAAGCTACACACTAGCAGACAATCGTAATGCTATGACTGCTGGTCCTGTAACTGTAGCAGATGGTATCACGATCACTGTCGGTGATGGTGCAACATGGAGTGTAGTCTAATGGTCACATCAATAAAAGGAAATGATACAAGTACATTCGGTGGTAACATTGATGTACCTAAGATAGTCACAGATGCACCAGCGTTTAGTGTTTATCAATCATCTGCTCAAGCATTATCAGCTGGTACATGGACTTTGATGGATTTTGATTCTACTGAATATAATGTTGGTAGTATGTTTGATACATCAACAAATACATTTCAACCAACAGTAGCTGGATATTATTTTATTAATTGTATTTTTGCACCGGCAACTTCTGGAAGTAGAGCAATATGTGAAATAAGAAATGAATCAGATGTAAGTGTTAAAAGATTTTCTGATATTGAAGGAACTAATATAAGAGGTTTAGCTGGTTCTGCTCTACTTTATTTTAATGGGACTACAAATAATATTAAAATGTATGGTTGGACATTTTCATCAGGCAATACATACAATAATTCTAATAGAACAGTATTTCAAGCAGTTTTAGTGAGGGCAGTATGAGTACAGTAAAATCAAAGAAACTACAAGTCGGAACAGATGCTAGTGCATCTAATAACTTTACTATCTATCAGCCAGCAACACCTGATGGAACATTAAGGATTGGTGTCGGTAATGCAGATAGTCCTACAGAGGTAGGTCAGTTTAATACTAATGGATATAAGCCACAACAACCTGTAGCATTTGATGTATATAATGGATCAGCCCAAAGTGTATCTCATGGTACTTGGACTAAAATTGCACTTGACACTGAAACTTATGATACTAATTCAAATTTTGATAGCACTACAAACTATCGCTTTACTCCAACTGTAGCTGGATATTATCAAATTAATGGAGTAGTTAGATTTAGTCAGGTAAACCAGTTGTTTATATGTGCTATATACAAAAATGGTTCTCAACATAAAAGTGGGGGTAGAAATCAAATCGTTGGCACTGCATATGAACAAAATGTATTAGTATCAAGTGTGGTATATATGAATGGTTCAACAGATTATATAGAACTATACGCATATCAATCTAGTGGTAGTTCTCGAAATGTATCTGCTGGACCATCACTGAGTTACTTTAACGGAATTTTAATAGCACAAGCTTAAGGAGAAAACAATGGCAACATTATATGACAAGATTTTATTAGTAAAAACAAACTTAACAGCAGATGACTTTGCACCTGATACAGGCACAATCGTATTGCAAAACGATGCAACTACACCACCAGCTGGTAAGGTAGCAGTCGGTAACGATTACATTCATACATGGAATCACGCAACAGAAACTCAACCAACACAGGCAGAAATAGACGGAGTATAACTAATGACTATAGCGATAAAACCCACAGCATCAGGATCAACGATTGAACAGAATGGTAGCACCATCCTAACTGTTGACGGCAGTGGGAATATTGCTATTGCAAATGACTTAACAGTAACAGGATCATCACCATTACCTAGTGGTCCAGCATTTAGAGCTTCTATAAATTCTGACTTAGGTGTTTCAGTTAGTACATGGACTAAAGTACCGTTTGATACAGAAGAATTTGATACTAATTCTAATTATGATAATGCTACTAACTATCGTTTTACACCAACAGTTGCTGGTTATTATCAAGCAAATGCTTCAGTACGAGCAAGTTATTCAGGAGCAGCTGGTGATTTTGTATGGGTTAGAATTTATAAAAATGGAACTGCTTACAATGGACATTATAACAGAGATGCAAATGGACAACCATACGGTTCTGTTAATGTTAGTGATTTAGTTTATATGAATGGTTCATCAGATTATATTGAAGTTTATTTTCAAACTAATCATAACACAGCATATATTAGTAATGGTATAGAATCTAAATTTTCAGCAGCACTAGTAAGCGTATAATGACACCACACGAAGAACTACTTGCCCACGAGAAACTATGTGCTGAACGATACAGCACAATACACAAACGCCTTGATCGTATTGAAGGTATGCTCAATAAACTAATCTGGGGAGCATTGGTTGGATTCGGTGCAATCGTTGTCACTGTGATCAGCCATAACATCTAATGTTATCTCGACTATGTCAAATGTTAAGAAGGGGAATACAAAATGTGGATGATCTATATACTCATAGTTATCTTGATACTCGTGGCTTACGAAGTTATCCGAAAGCCAGTAATAAACAAAAGCAAGAATGTCCTTATAAAATTGAGCGACTTACTGAAGGCGATTGCATCTAAATGAAATTTTTTGCTATCTTTTCTAAAAGACTAAGCGAAGCAACAATTGCATGTATGGTTGCCATGACTCAAGGTAACCTTATCATTATGACACTCGGTCATTGGACTAAAGCATTACAGGTCGGTACAGTAGCAGCACTCGCTACCATACTATTTATTATTATTGATAAAGAACACATTACTCAAAGCAAGTTTGCTATGGCTGGTACCATTGGCTTCTTCACAGCTGTTGCAGACTTCTTGTTACATCCATCAGGTTTCGGTGGACCATCAACAGAAGCATGTGTAACAGGCATTGGTGCTGGTCTACTATGTTTAGCAATGAGTAGTGTATGGAGAGACAAATGATTTGGGCGCCAATTGTAGGTATAATAGGGGATGTACTTGATAAAGTTATTCCTGACAACAATGCAAAAGCTAAAGCAAAAGCTGATATTGAGAAAGCTCTCATCGATAATGCATCGAAGATTAATCTTGCTCAGGCTGAGACAAATAAGATTGAAGCTAGCCATCGCTCTATTTGGGTTGCTGGTTGGCGTCCTTTCCTTGGCTGGGTCGCTGGTTTTGGTTTTGCTTGGGTGTTTGTTATCGCCCCAGTGGCTCAGTGGGTGTGTGCATTACTTGGCATTCATATAGTATTACCTGTATTACATACTGATGTGATGATGGAATTAACAATAGCATTACTAGGTTTATCCGGGTTGCGCAGTTGGGAAAAGTCTAAGGGCTTAACGAAGTGAAACTGTCACAGAATTTTTCCTTGTTAGAAATGACAAGGTCACAATTAGCGGCACGTCATGGTATTGATAACAAACCAAATGACATGCAGTTAGAGAACTTAAAAATTTTAGCGAAGGGAATGGAACTTGTTAGGACTCAGCTTGATAGTATGCCTATTATTGTTAGTAGTGGTTTTAGGTGTGAAGATCTCAATGATAAACTGGGATCAAAAAGAACCAGTCAGCATATCCTTGGTCTTGCTTGTGATTTTACTTGTGATCGTTATGCTCACGTTGATCGGGTATTTGAGGTTATCGCTGAGTCATCTATCCCTTTTGATCAATTGATTTTAGAACATCAATCGTGGATTCATATTTCATTTCCAATTAAAGAAGAAGACGCTCGTCGACAAGTACTCATCATTGATAAGTATGGAGTTCGCACCCGGAGTTGACCTAGATATATCTTTTGGTAAACTGAGAGATATACACCGGAGGAACTTATGAAGTACAAATCAGTCCTAGTCATTTCAGATTTACATATTCCGTATCATCATCCTGATGCGTTTGATTTTCTTACAGCATTGAAAAAGAAATACAAGCCAGACTTAGTTGTAAATATCGGCGATGAATTAGATCAGCACGCACTCAGTTTTCATGATAGCAATCCTGACTTGATGTCAGCTGGCGATGAATTACGTTGTTCTAAAAGATACATTAAAGAGTTAGAAAAAATCTTCCCGGAGATGACTCTAGTACATTCTAATCATTCATCCTTGGTGTACCGACGTGCATTAAAACATGGACTACCTGTTGATTATCTTCGTTCATATAATGAGTATCTCAACGTCAGTCAAAAGTGGAAGTGGGTGGATGATTTACGTATTACATTGTCTGATGGCACACGTGCTTTCTTTACTCATGGCATGTCCGCCGATGTACTCCGGCTCTCAATGCAGATGGGGTGTCATGTAATTCAAGGTCACTATCATTCTAAATTTAGTATTGGATACTTTAGTAATCCAGATGCACTGATCTGGTCAATGCAAGTTGGATGCTTGACTTCACAAAAGTCTATGGCATTTGATTATGCAAAGAATTTTAAGAATAGATTTATCGTTGGCTGTGGTATGATCATAGAAGGGCAACCAAAATTGATGCCTATGGTACTTAACGAGGACGGTAAATGGATAAGGAAGATAGTATAATCTCTGAGCTGGATTCTGAACAAGCTCGCGCTGTTGATGAACTCATCGGAAAGAAAATTTGGAACATTGAAATCTTAGAAGACGGTGAACAATCCATGGTGAAGATAGAATTTTCTGAGGAAGAAGGCGATTATCTTCTTATTCATGCCGAAGGTATGGATTTATACATCGTTAAAGAAAAACCAACAGTCACTCACTAAAAACGACCTCCACAATCGCTCTGTATTGCACGATCTCAATGTAACCTATGGTAAGGTATCAAAAAATACCGATCGTGTAACAGCGACTCTCATGAAAAGCCTTAGGCGTATATCCTAGTTTTTAGCACTGTAATACATGTAATACAGGTTCATAATGGGTATTCAACTAACTAAGGAGAACATTATGTGGACAAAACCAGCAGCTACTGAAATGCGTTTTGGTTTCGAAGTAACCATGTACGTTTGCAATAAGTAATTATTGTTTAGGTATAAAAGATAAGGGGCTTTCGCCCCTATCTTAAACACACACTATTGTATCCGGACATACGGTACATACTTGAATACTTCCATCTGCACCAGATATAGTTATCGTTTCACAAGCCTGTGCTAAACTCAAGGTCAGACTCAGACATATTATAGTTAGGAGTTTTTCTTTCACTGTATTTCCTTAATCGTAAATTGTTATCTTTCATGTGTCGGATACGATTCCGGAAAACTTCCGGAGTAGTACCCAACACTGCCATACATAAGTTAAACATCATGTTGCCATCGCTGTTAAAAATGAAATGTTCTGCTTGCTTCTTGATAACAAGCGATGACTTTGGGTTAAGAAAGTCGTCAACCGCTACTTGCAAAATAGCCAATAGTACTTTTCCGCGCCAGTCATTATCACAATAACTTTTGTTATGTAATGCTATGTATAGAGGGTCTTTTGCAGTATCCATAATTAACTCTTACTTTCTAGTTGTACATAGATGCCACCAATCTTTTTAGATATGTGAGCGCGATGCTCTTTTTCTAATCGATTAATGACGTCTGCATGCTCGCCATGTATTTCTTTAATCTTAGCTAACTTAGAAGAATCTTTTGCATCGTATTCCATGATCTGTTCAATCACTTTCATGTATGCATCAGTAAAATCTTGTGATGATTTATACATCGTAGACTTTTGCTTCACAGTCAAAGTGAATGTAGTTTTGTCCGGGATCACTGACTTCTTCTGATCCTCTTCCTCATTGATACCTAGATCACCGGCATATAAACTAATACCCAGCCCTGTTGTAGTACTAATACATTTAGCTAAGCATCGTTTGTATGCTGTATTGATTTGATGCGAGTTAGGATTTTGAATTGCCTTGTTGCCATTGGCAATCACTGGCATGATCTCAGTCTGCACTGTACCTAAAGCATGTAGTGTGACTTGAACCATCATTGTGCCATCAGGATAAAACTTTTCCTTATCTGTATCATAAGTAAATGTTGTATTTGGGTCATGTGTCTTTAGAAGATCTAATGCATTTGCCCATGAGATATAGTCCAGATCTTTGAAGCCAGTCTTTTTCTTTTCTACAATACCGAGCTTGTGTACATCAATCTTGCGTAGCTCTTCATATTTCTCAGCAATCGCCAAAGTTTTGTCCGTCATAATCATCTCCAAAATAAGTTGTTAATAAAAGGTTGCGACGTCTTTTGTCTTTGATACGTCGATTAATAATTGATAAGAACTCGAAGTCGTCCATTTCTTTGTTGCGTCGTTTCATGTCTTCTTCGTATTCTTCTTGTCTAATTACGGTTTCATACAGTTCCTGACTCATCTTTAGTTTCCTTTATAGTTAGGGTTTTCATACGATAAGTGTAAGCTGGCTTAGCCGGGATGATTCTTTCCGGAGTTTCTTTACGGTTTACACTCTTCCAAATAACACGATACTTACCAGCTGTTGCGTATTCAGCATCGCGCATCTTTTCCATTACACTGGCTTGTAGCTTGCTAAGTTTTTGTTCAGACTTTTTAATCTGATCTTTTAACTTCACAATCTCTTTAGCAGTGCTTTCTACTTCTGGTAAGAATAAATCCTCACCGGAACCTTCATTCCATGTTGCAGCTGCGTTTTCAGCAGTCTCAACTGGATACCACATTATTTCTTCGTTCTTCTTATACAAGTCAATCCTGTTCTGAAAGTCTTGTGCTAAGTCAGCAACAAAGTTCATTTGCTTCTCATCAGGTTTATATAAAAAGATGCGCAACGTGTTGCCTTTATATAACACAGCAACTGCGCCCCATTTATACTTTTTGTTTGTTGCTAAGAACTGACCTTGCAACTGCAATGGACCACGCCATTCTGCTGGTTCAGCTTCCGGCAGTCCTGAGGTATTTTTGCATTCTATAATGCCTTCACCCTCTAGTTTTATGCTATCGCAGTTCATCAAGTATATACCTTTATCAATGATATGGTTAGATATCTCAATACTATCACCTTCAGCGGTGGCGTCAAGTGAACAGCTGATGGGTATATTAGGATGGTCAAAAGCTTCTGGATAATCTAGTTTTGGTGCATCGATTCCAAGGCGTTTGCATGCTTCAGTGGCGATGACTGGTTCTAGAATGTTACCCATATCCATAACCTCCGAGTTCGCTATGTTGCGTTCTTTAATTCCAAGCGCAACTTGCAAGACCTCGTTAGCGTTACCATACGGCGAGATGCCGGCGAGTGTTGGAAGGATCGACGCCGAGCATCGATCATCCCTCGTTACTTTTCCTACCATTATTTTTCCTTTTCTTTAGTTGTTAAATTAAGTTCGCCTTGTTGCCTAAGGCTGGCATTTTTAAGGCGCCATTCGTATATTTGCCGGTCAATTTCTTGATCGTATAAATATTCCGGATCATTTTCGATGTCATTCTCATTCATATTTATTCCTTAAAATAAAGATCATATAAACTAATTACGCCTAGACGTTCATAGTCTTTTTTCGGTATCTGTACATATTTATTCGTTTTAGGGTTGTAAACTAGATAACTATCTAATTCAGCACGTTTATAGACGCGCAAAAGCGGTTTAAATACGTTCATAGTAGTTCCTTTTCTTAGGGTTAATAAAACGGCTTAATATAAGCCCATAAAGCGCCCTTACGAGCGCCTTACAGAATATACTAAAGACTGAGTATTAAATAACTAAAAACCCCGAGCATACCAAACAACAGAACACCGCCGAGGATGTCATAAACCAATAAACGGCGTTGACGCTTGCGCGCTATATCTTGAAGAATTTCGGGGTTTATGTCTGATAAGTATCTATCAAAGTTATTCATAATTAAACCTTTCATGGTTGTTTATGTCACGGACGCCCTTACGGGCGTTTCGCTTACTTAAAGCTCTTCAGCGTGACTTGTATCTAGGTCAATGATTTCATAATTAACGCCACTAGGTAAGTTTAAAACGTCAATTACAACGCCGTCTTGTATTTGTATTTGTATTGTAACTTTATCCATATTAAACACCCCCTTGAATAACAAAACCGCTTTGATCTTTTCGCGCGCGTCCCTTAGCATATAAGCCGAGAACGGTTCCTTGTGGACGTGTAAACGTTAAATCATGTTCATCGCCGTTATGTACTTTTAAACCTTTGAACGTGTTCGGGATGTTTTCGGGCTTGTCAAAAACAACAGCAATACGAATACCCTTTTTTATAGCGCGTTCGTTGTATTTTTCGAACCCGTTGACGCCGGAATAGCTAAACGTTAAATCATAGTTCGCCGGAATATTAGTACGGTTCGGAATTTTCGTATAATCAAGGAATTGAACCTCTGGAAATATATCGAATATAGTTTGAAGCTTATAGTTATATGGAAACTTAATATTCTCAAAACGAATATCTGAAGTACCATTTAAACGAACCGCCGGTTTTAAGCCTAAGCGCTTAGCTTTAACGCATAAGCCGGCGATTTCATCAACTAATAAGCGCATGAATAAACTTTGATCGTTTAAAAATAACTTAGTACGATTCAAGCGCGCTTGCTGGACGTTCTTCTGTACACCGCGTCCAGCGAAATAAAGACAAGGTTCGTGACATTTTGCAACTTCAGCCATAGGGCAAAGATTAACGCCTGATTCTTTATATGGCGAAAGATACATAATTCCGGTTAAATAACCGAACTGAGTGTTTTTGGACGTTTTCGCGTCTGATTCAATAGATAAGAGTTTCATTTATTTTCCTTTTCTTAGGGTTGATATAAAACGGTTGCGTTCGCGTTTAATATAAAATCTAAACGGCGCAACGCCGTCATAAATTTCAT